GGACGTCTCTTGTTCAATTGCCCGCCGCCAACGCCGGGGCGCGTGATCGATGGCGTCGAGATTGATTTTACCGTCGGCTATGGATCCACGCCAACACAAATCCCCGAACCGCTGCGTCGCGCCATACTTATGCTCGTGGCGCATTGGCGCGAGCATCGTGGCGATGACAATGCGCCCGCCGCCTTGCCGCCTGCCGCGCTCACGCTATGCGCGCCCTATCGCCGGGAGCGACTGGTATGAGCTGGACGCCAATTGGCGCCTTGCGTCATCGCCTGAGACTGGAGGCGCCGATTGACGTCAGCGATGGCGCCGGCGGCTTTAGCAGGAGCTATCGCACAATTGGCTATCTATGGGCGCGGGTCGACGCCATCGCTGCCGGTCAGCAGTTCAGCGAACAGAAGTTCGAACAGACGACCAGCTATCAGATCGATCTCCGCTGGCGCGCGGATGTCGTTACGGGCATGCGCTTTGTGTTTCGTGAACGTATGCTTCTGATCCATGCCGTACGCGATCCTGATGGCGCACGGCGTTTTCTGACCTGCGCCTGCGAGGAGATTGCATGACGACTTCGCCGATCCTCGCCTTGCGTCAGGCCATACGCGCTGGCATGTCGAGCGACGCTACGCTGATGGGCGCGCTTGGCGGACGCACAATCTTCGACGAGGCGCCACGCCAGACGCCGACGCCCTATGTCATCTTCGCCGAAACACAATTGCGCGACTGGTCCGGCGATCTTGCGCCCGGCGCCGAACAATTCTTCACACTATCCGTCATCAGCACCGAACATGGCGTGGCGCAGGCGTTAAGCCTGGCGCAGCAAATTCTTGATCGGCTTGTCGCATCTCCGCCGGAGATGGCCGGACACCGGCTGATTGATCTCTCCTGTCAGGCGATGGAGACCAAACGCGATCCTTCGGGACGCTTCGCCAAAGTAAACCTGCGCTTCCGCGCAACCAGCGAATATCTTTAATTCACGTGGAGAATAATAATGAGCGCGCAAAAAGGCAGAGATCTACTTCTTAAAATCAGTGATGGCGTCAGCAATTTTACGACCCTCGCCGGTTTGCGAACACGACGGCTGGCGCTGAACGCCGACACGATCGATGTGACGGATGCGGAATCGGCCGGCCGCTGGCGTGAACTGCTCGGCGGCGCCGGCGTGCGCCGCGCCAGCATCTCGGGCACGGGCATTTTCAAGGATCAGGCCTCCGACACTTTGTTGCGTCAGGTCTTTTTCGATGGCGTCTTACGCGATTTTCAGATGATCATTCCAGCCCTCGGCGTGCTGACGGGACCGTTCCAGATCTCCAATCTCGATTATCGTGGCGAGTATGCTGCTGAAGTGACCTTTGACATTTCGCTCGATTCCGCCGGCGCGCTAACCTTTACAGCGGCCTAAAGTTTGCGATGAGCAATCCCTATCGCGGCGAGATTCACGCCATCCTTGATGACCGGAGCTACACACTCTGCCTGACGCTCGGCGCGCTCGCCGAACTTGAACAACGCCTTGGCGCGAGCGATCTTGTCGCTATGGCTGAACGCCTGAGCGCCAATCGTATCTCAGCGCGCGACATTCTTCTCATCATCGGCTGCGGCCTGCGTGGCGGCGGGAACGCCATCGATGACTCAGAGGTCGCCAATCTGAAAGTTTCGGACGGGCTTGCCGGCTATGTCCGCATCGCGGCTCTCCTCCTCGCCGCGACCTTCGGTGACGAACCGGAAACGCGAGACGCGGCAAACCCTCCGACGCCGCAGGACGCCTGACCGGCGCGCCAAAGAAAGCGACGCGCACGCCCTCCCCGCGCGCGCCGTTTCCCTTTACGCGCGCCATGGCCTTCGGGCTCGGCGTCCTGCGGCTTGCGCCGAAGGATTTCTGGTCGATGACGCCACGTGAACTCTTACGCGCGGCGGAGGGCGTTTATGGGCGCGCAGAGACAGCCCCATCCCGCGCCATACTCGACGCGCTGATTACCCGCTTTCCTGATAAGGAGACGACATAATGAGTCCTGTCGATACGCCAAGCCCAAATCAGTCGCTGGCAGATGGCGCAAATTCCAGCGCCGAGTTGCAAACCATGCAAAAGATGCTCGATCAGATCGACCTGTCCGCCACGCGCGTTGCGACAACGCTGACGAAAGGTTTTGGCTCAGCAATTGTAAGCGGCAAAAGTTTCAACGATACGCTCACGACCATCGGCCAAAGCCTTGCCCGGCTCGCCATCCGGGATGGCGTGAAGCTGGCGACGCAAAGCCTGACTCATCAACTGGCGGGGTTACTGGCAAGCGCTACCGACGACGCCACGTCAGGCGCGGCGCAGATCAGCCGCAATGCCGATGGCGGCGTCATCGCCAGCCCGACCTATTTCGCAAATGGCGGCGCAATCGGCCTGATGGGAGAGCGTGGCGCCGAAGCGATTATGCCGCTTGGCCGTGGCGCCGATGGTCGACTGGGCGTCATCGCCCAGAACACCAATCGGCAGCCTGTCGCTGTTACCGTCAATATCGCCGCTACGGATGTCGATAGTTTTCGGCGCTCGGAGGCGCAACTGACCGGCGCCCTGGCGCGCGCTGTGGCGCGCGGGCAACGCTTTCTTTAAAAAAACTGGATGAGTGATGACAGATTTTCACGAAGTGCGCTTCCCGCTTGATGTTTCCTTGCATGGGCGCGGCGGCCCGGAACGACGCACCGAAATTGTCACGCTGGGCTCCAATCGGGAAAGTCGCAATGCTCGCTGGGCGCATTCGCGCCGCCGCTATGAGGCAGGCTATGGCGTCAAGAATCTGGCGCAGCTCGCACGTGTGCTTGATTTCTTCGAGGAGCGTCGCGGCCGACTTTATGGCTTTCGCTGGCGCGATCGTCTCGACCATGCTTCCTGCCCGCCGGGAATGACGCCGACGCCCATCGATCAGAACATCGGCGTTGGCGATGGCGCGCAAAGAGTATTTCACCTGATGAAAACCTATGGCGGTTCGTTTGCACCCTATCTCCGTCGAATTACGAAACCTGTGGCCGATAGCGTAAGAATCGCTGTCGATGGCGTCGAGAAAACAACACAAATTACGCTAGACCCCACGACTGGCGCCGTGACGTTTTTTGACTCGGCGACGCCGCCAGTTGGGGCCGCTATCTCGGCCGGTTTTTTGTTCGACACGCCGGTGCGGTTCGACGTCGACTATCTCGAAGTCGACATGGAGGCTTTTGCAGCCGGCGCTATTCCCAAAATTCCGATTATCGAAATCTTGTCATGAGGACGCGATGCTTCCCGTTTCCCAGAACCTGCGTGCGAAATTCGATCAGACGACAACGACATTTTGTCACTGCTGGCGCATGGCCCGGCGCGATGGGCATGTGACCGGTTTCACCGATCACGATGGAGATCTGACTTTTGGCGGCCTGACCTATCGCGCGCGCGCAGGCTTGACGGCGTCTGAGCTGGAAAACACCGCCAGTCTTGCGCCTGCCGTACGTGAAGCCGTTGGCGCTCTGACCGGTGACACTCTTAGCGAAACAGACCTGTTAAACGGGCTTTACGACGGCGCCAGCGTTGAAACCTGGCTCGTCGACTGGTCTGCCCCTGACGATCGTCTACTTCTCGATGTTGCGACCATTGGCGAAGTGCGACGCGACGACATCGCTTTCACAGCAGAGTTGCGCTCGGTGGCGCATGTCTTCGATCAACCACGCGGACAGGCCTTTCAACGCGGCTGCAGCGCAGATATTGGCGATCATCGCTGCAAGATTGATCTTGCGACACCGGCATTTTCCCGCCGTGCGACAATCATATCCGCGCAAACCGATATGTTGACGGCGACGCTGGATCGCGATGCGCAGGATGGTTTTTTCACCGGCGGCGCCGCGCATTTCGAAACCGGCGTCAACACCGGCGCACAACTCGCCATTCGCTCGCATCGTCAGGACGCCGGGTGCGCATTTTTGGGCTTGTGGACGCCAACTGGCGCATCCGCACAGACTGGCGATCGTGTGATCCTGACGGCTGGCTGCGACAAACGACCTGAGACCTGCCAGACGAAATTCGGCAATATCGTCAATTTTCGCGGCTTCCCGCATATGCCGGGCAATGATCGCGTCATTGCCACGCCGGGCGCGCGCGAAGCAGCAATGGATGGCGGGAGCCTGCTCCGATGAGCGTCGCCCGCGCGCAAATTATCGCGGCGACGCGTCGCTGGATGGGCACACCCTATCATCATCAGGCGTCACTCTTTCAGATCGGATGCGATTGCCTTGGCCTTGTACGTGGCGTATGGCGCGACGTTCTGGGGCCCGAGCCGGAAGAAGCGCCGGTCTATAGCGTCGACTGGGCGGAAGTCAGCAAGGCTGACAGATTGCGGCATGCGCTTGAGCGTCATTTTTGCCCGATTGACGTGCATGATTACCGTGCGGGCGACGTTTTGCTGTTTCGCTTCCGCACGCATCTCCCTGCTACACATCTCGGCGTCGCAACAACGCCAACACATATGATTCATGCGCACAGCGGCGCCTGTGTCACAGAAACAGCAATTGGCGCGCACTGGCGCAAGCGTCTTGTCGCCGCCTTCACCTTTCCCGGCATAACTGACTAATCTAAACAATCGAGAGAACTTCCATGGCGACGCTGGTCTTGCAAACCGTCGGCTCGGTTGTCGGCGGCGCCGTGGCGGGTCCTGTCGGCGCGGCTATTGGCCGTATCGCGGGAACGCTTGGCGGCGCCGCCATCGATCAGGCGATGCAGCCCCATGCGCCACCGCGCTACGCCATCGGCCCACGCCTGAAAGCGATGGACGGGATCGCCTCGTCCGAAGGCGCCGCTTTGCCGCGTTTGTATGGGCGGGCGCGTCTTGGCGGGCAGATGATCTGGGCGACGCGCTTTCTCGAGCGCGCCAACGCCAGTTGGCGCTATCAATCCGGCAGTGGCAAAAACAACGGAACGACCACGGTCAGCGTCAACTATTCCTACTCGGCGAATTTTGCGATTGCGATTTGCGAAGGGCCCATCGCCTTCATCCGGCGCATCTGGGCGGATGGCGTCGAACTCGATATGACGCAGCTGCCAATCCGCATTTACAAAGGCGATGAAAACCAGACTCCCGATCCATTAATCGTCTCAAAGGAGGGAGCTGCGATAACCCCTGCCTATCGTGGCGTCGCCTATGTCGTGTTCGACGATCTGCCGCTCGCGCCCTATGGCAATCGTATCCCGCAACTGACCTTCGAGGTCGTGAAGCCGGTATCGGGCCTGGGCGCCAAGATTCAGGGCGTGGATCTCATTCCTGGCGCAACCGAAGCCGGCTATCTGCCGGGATTGAAACTCAATTTCTACTGGCCCGGGGTCTCCGAGGCGGAAAATCGTCATCAGTTAACGGCTCCGACCGACTGGATCGCCTCGATCGACGCTCTGCAGGCCCTGTGCCCGAATCTCAAAAGCGTCGCTCTGGTCGTCGCGTGGTTCGGCGACGATCTACGCGCTGCGCATTGCGCGATTACCCCGGGCGTCGACTCGCGGTTTAAAACGATAGGACAATTCAATTATCTTTATGGACCCTTCTGGCCGCCGGACTGGTCGGTAGCCGGACAGACGCGCGCCAGCGCCCGGCTTGTTTCGATCATCGAGGGTCGCGCCGCCTATGGCGGCACGCCGAGCGACGCCTCGGTGCAGGCCGCCATCGCCGATTTGAGGGCGCGCGGTCTTTCCGTGGTGTTTTATCCCTTCCTGATGATGGATATTCCGCCGGGCAACATGCGCCCCGATCCCTACACGGGCGGTCCTGGACAACCGGTTTTTCCCTGGCGTGGCCGCATCACCTGCGATCCGGCGCCGGGACAGGCGGGCTCGCCCGACGGGACGGCGCAAGCGGCGGCGCAGATCAATACGTTCTTCTCATCTTATCGTCATGTTATTTTGCATTACGCCCATCTTTGCCAGTCTATCGGCGGCGTCGACGCGTTTCTGATCGGCTCGGAGATGATCGGCCTAACGCGCCTGCGCAGCGCGCCGGGCGTTTATCCCATGGCGACCGCGCTCGCGGGACTGGCGCAGGAAGTAAAAACTCTGCTCGGCGCCGGAACGAAGATCTCCTATTCCGCCGACTGGACCGAATATGGGGCGCATAGCCTGCCCGGCGGCGAATTACGCTTCCCGCTCGATCCGTTGTGGGCGTCGCCGGCGGTCGATTTCATCGGGCTTGACGCCTACTGGCCGCTTTCGGACTGGCGCGATGGGGATGCGCACGCCGATGCAGAAGTCGCCGACACCATTTACGATATCGATTATCTGAAAGCCCAGTTCATCTCCGGCGAGGGATATGACTGGTATTACGCCGATACGAGCGCACGCGCCGCGCAAATCCGAACGCCGATCACCGATGGATTGGGCAAGCCCTGGGTCTATCGACAAAAAGATATTTTGTCCTGGTGGTCGAATCCGCATATCGAACGCGTTAATGGCGCCGAGCTGGCGCAAGCGACGCCGTGGATAGCTAAATCGAAACCGATCTGGATTATCGAAACCGGCTGTCCCGCCGTCGATCGCGGGGCCAATGCGCCAAACATCTTTCCCGACTTACGCTCGGCAGAAGGCGGAAGACCCTGGTTTTCGCGCGGTTTCCGCGACGATCTGATTCAGACGCGTTTTCTCGAAGCAACACTGACGCATTTCGATCCATCTCAAACCGACGCAGCAAATCCCATCTCGCCGCTCTACGGCGGACGCATGGTCGATCCCGCCCGTATTCATGTCTGGTGCTGGGACACGCGCCCCTATCCGGCCTTTCCGTCTATCGGTTCCGTGTGGAGCGATGGCGCTAATTGGTCGACGGGTCACTGGCTGAATGGTCGCCTCGAAGGCGCGCCGCTCGATCATCTGGTTATCGCGCTCGCCAACGCCGTCGAGTCGCCGGGACTGGTGCTCGAACATCCAAAAATCGATGGCTTCCTCGACGGTTATGTGCTCGATCGCCCCATGTCGCCGCGCGAGGCCATTGATCCACTCGCCGCGCTTTTTGGTTTTGACGCCGTCACGGGCGGCGGCCGGCTGACTTTCGTCGGACGGCGACGTTTGCCGGCGCATACCGTCACGCTCGACGATCTGGTTATTGGCAAAGATCCGTCGCTCGTGACCCTTACCCGCGCGCAAGAGAGTGATCTGCCGCATGAGATCGCGCTATCTTTTGCAAATTCGGAGAATAACTTTCAGATTGCGCGCGTGACGTCGCGGCGCCTCGAAGGATGCTCGGCGCGACAAAGCGAGGCGCAGGCGGCCGTGATGACCCATCGCGCCAATGCGCAAATGCTTGCCGACATCTGGCTTCAGGATTTATGGGCAGGACGCGAAACGGCGGAATTCACGCTAAGACCTGGATTGATTGCGCTCGAACCCGGCGACATTGTGCGCCTCGACGTCGGGGGCGGAGGACGCCTCTTTCAGATTCGTCGCATTACAGACGGCGCAGCGCGTCGCATCAGCGCACGGGCGATCGACCGACGGATTTACGATATCGCGCCGCCGATCTTGACGCCGCAAGAACATGCCGCGCCGAAAATACGTGGTCCGGCGCATGTCGTGACGCTTGATCTCGCCATTGCCCGCGACACGCCTGCGCTCTCCTATATCGCTGCTTTCGCCGAACCATGGCCCGGCGCGTTGGCGGTGTATAAAATCGCCAATGGCCAATGGTCCGAACCTGTGACGACGCTCTCGAAGCGCGCCATGATCGGCGTGACACTCGATGTTTTGTCCGCCGGACCCGTCGGCCGTTTTGACAACGGCTCAAGCGTGACAATCAAATTCGGCGCCGGACAACTTGTCTCGGTAAGCGACGCGGCCGCCCTCGCCGGTCGTTCCTTGATAGCGATCCGCGACGACGCTGGCGCCTGGGAGATTATCGCCTTTGCGCGCGCCGAACTGGTCGAGCCATCGACCTATCGTCTTTCGCGCCTCATTCGCGGACTGGGCGGCGAGAGCCATCTCGCTGCGCGCGCAACCCCGGCTGGCGCCATCGCCGTGCTACTCGACGATGCTGTCGCGCCACTGGCGACGCGCATCGCAGACATTGGCGCGCCACAGAATTACGCCATTGGTCCTGCCGATCTTTTCTTCGACGATCCGCTGTATGTGAGACTGACCGCGACAGCGACCAATCTCTCGCTGCGTCCCTATGCCCCAACATATCCACGCGCGCGCCGCACCTTGCAAGGCGTCGAGATTTCTTTCATCCGTCGCGCCCGCATCCATGGCGACGCGTGGGAGATCGCCGAGACGCCGGTCGACGAAACGGCGGCCGCCTTTGAGGCCGATATTACGACGCCGGCGGGGGTGCGGCTTCTGACATCGACGACAACGGTTTTCCTGTATCCGGCAGCGCAGGAAATCGCCGATTTCGGGTCTGTTCAAAATCAGTTGAACTTATCAATTTATCAATACAGCGAGATCGCCGGGCGCGGCTTTCCATTGAGCCTGACCCTGCCGGTCGAACAGGAATAAACCTACATGACCACCACACATCTCGGTCTGCCGCTGATCGACGCGGCGCAGGCGCAAAAGCATGTGCCGCATAATGAAGCGCTTTTTCTGCTCGATGCCCTTAATCAATTGAGCGTCAGCGCGCGTAACGTCACTGTGCCGCCGGCGACGCCCGTCGAGGGCGATCGCTTGCTCATCGGCGCCAATGCAACCGGTCTGTTCATTGGCAAGACGGGAGCCATCGCGACGTTTCTCGCCGGCGCATGGACATTTCTCACGCCGAAAACCGGTTGGCGGTGTTATGTTGGCGACGAGTCACGACTGCTGATTTACACCGGGACTGATTGGGTCGACGCCGCATCGTTGACGCGCGAATTACAAAATCTGACGCGTCTCGGCTTTGGAACCACTGCCGACGGGACGACGCCGCTCGCAATCAAACTCAATTCTGCATTGTTTACGGCGAAAGGCGTCTCTGAAAATGGCGCCGGAGACTTGCGTTTTACACTCAACAAGGAGGGCGCGACAAAAACCGTTTCGCAACTCTATCAGTCGAATTATAGCGGCCGCGCCGAAACAGGCCTGACCGGCGACGACAATTTCCATATCAAAGTCTCCGCCGATGGCGGCGCGTGGAAAGAAGCATTGGTCATCGACGCCGCCAGCGGCGCCGTCGCCTTCCCGAGCGGCGGACCGACAAAACTGCGCGTCTTCACATCCTCGGGTTTCTACACGCCGACGCCAGGCGCACGATTGATCGATGTGCTCTTATTTGGCGGCGGCGGCGGCGGCGG